ATGTTTAAAATAATTAAGTTGGAAGTGTATATTATGGATATAAAACATGTGGTAGCCGATGGCGTTTTTATTACAAAATATAATGAAGAAACTATCGACTTGGCATTTACTTCGTTGAAAATAGCTTTAAAACAATATTTTTCTACGTATGATAGTGTACGCTACGATTTTAAAAAAATTGAAAACGATACTTTTGACAATAAGTATTCTTTTAAATATTATGGAATTTATTGTGATGCAATTATTCATTTGCAACATTTTATCGAATTGATAATGAAACAATTTTTGAAAAAACGACATCCATTGTTAGTAGTAGATGCAAGAGATAATGTAGAAGTATTAGATAAACTTCTCAAAAATGAAACTGTATCTAGTTCTGATGTAGAAAAATTGCATTTTGTAGAGTATTCTGTAGCTCTTAATCGATTGACTGATTTGATTAAAAAGGGAAGGATTAATGATCCCATACTTGAGGTTTTTAAGACACATAACGCGGAGTTACAACAGCTTAATAACCTACGCAACCGTATTTGGCATCGAGGCATGTTTGCTTTAAAATATAATGCTTTGGATGAACTTTTCGGGGTATTTTTACTACCTATTGTGAAAAAAATAATAGTGCACCCAGATTTTTCTCGAAATCAAGAATATTGGATGTATAAAAAAATTCATTGCGGTATTGACCCATTAGCTGAATTGTTGTCAGAACTAAAGAAACCAGTATATAGTAAAAAAAAGATTGCATGGTTAAAAGAATTAGGACGCGCTGCTTATATAAGTGAAATTTTATCTGAACCTATGCCATTAAAAAAATCGACTATTCAGACTCTCGAAAAGGCTGCAAAAGCTCAAATAGGCAGTTCTAATATAAAAAGCATTACAACGTGTCCTGTTTGCGGAACTAATACTATGGCAATTTATTCAGAGATAGATGATGACCGGGAAGAAGATGGATCCTATACAAATATGTGGGAATCAACTTATCGTGCTAAATGTATTTCGTGTACATTTGAAGTTACAGAAGCAATAGGTAATCCTAGCGATCATGGTCTAACACAGATAAACGATATTTGGGATTAAAACTCAGATGGTAAAACTAACTAGTAATTGCGTAGACTTCGATGAGAAAAAAATTATCTAATCATTTTACACAACAATGCATTGTGTAAAATCTGTTTATGAACCGGTCTTTATTTACTCCAATAAATTATCACAGAAGATCAAATGTATGGCGATTTTTCACACACATCGCGCCCTAAATAAGATATTCTCAATAATCATCTATTTGAACATGAATGATTATTGAGAATATAAATAAAAATATTAGTTTAATTTCTATATGGAAAAGAGGTTTTATAATGGCAGGGGAATTATTTTAGTTATTCTATTTATAATGTATCCAATCTTGGAAGAATATACTAAAAGCAAAGAACGTATACCTTATTGGAAGATAATACACATACTACTTACTATAATAGTATTATTTGCTGAAACAAAATCAATAGAGTGGATAAATTATATTTTTTACATAATATTATTAGTTGCATTTTCATTATTATTTTTATCATCAACAGATGGAATAAATGCTAATGATTTGAAGGATCGAAAACAGACCATAATACTATTACCGTTTTTAGGTTTAACAACTATAATCGGAACATGCTCAGCTTTTTCGATGATTCCAGTCAAGTCACTAGAAAATAATTTTGGTTTAGGACTGATCGGAACAATAATACTCAGCATACCTATTTTTATTAATTTCTGGAAATTAATTCATATAAGTGATCATTTGTATATAATATTGGTAACGAGTATTGTAAATATTTTAGCTTTAGAATTCACGCTATATTTGGGTTTAGGAATAACAGTTAGCCCTGAAAAATTGATAGGCACTGTTTTGACTGAAAAAAGCCTAGTTGATAATATCGTATTGCTACTAAATATCGGTATAGGTGCGGTAGTTCAATTTCCGAGTATTGAAAATGGAATCTTGCCAAGTACTAGAATGACACTCGCCTATTGTACGGGCAATATGATTAATTTTATAGTTGCAAGTTTTTATGTGGCATATATTGTTTCGATGATATCTGAGCTTAAAGACAAGGATGGGAATCCAACATGTTTAGGTATAAATTTTAAGAAATAAAAAAAGTAAAAATCATCCCTAGGACATTTTCTATTACCATGTATACTCCAATTTCACCACACCTTTTTTGTCTTCAACATTATAATCAATACCAACGCCAATATATTGACCATCATTCGTTATCTTTTTTGCAACGGAATAACCAACTTCTTTCGGACTCCAATCCTGTATATCTTTTGGCGCATAGCTAACAGTATGCAGGATCTTTTTGTATGCCTGAACGTTATACTGATTCAAAACAACTGGATCAGTTTCCTGGTATTTCGTTAAATCGACTTTTTGATCTGGATTTTTGGGATCGGTAACAATAGCAAAGTCGGCACCTGAAGCTTGTCTTTCTTTTTCAACAACCACAGGAAGCTGTTGGACTATCGTGTGCGTGATTGTATCTGGTTGTTTGTTCTTTAATGAAGCAATCTGTTTAGCTACTTCTTCAAGTTGGTCCTGCTGCAGCTTTATCTTATCCTTCTCAGCAGCATTTTCTACGCCTGCAGGCGTTTCTGCTTCTGTTTGCGTTTCATACGTTACAAGAACGGCTGGATGCATCTTTTCATACAGGTAAAAAGCGGCAGCCGCTAAAATAATAGCAGCCACCGCACCCAATACAAGTTTTTTGTTATTTTTAATCCAATTACTCACACATAACACCCCCATCATATTGCTAAGATCTCCTCTATATTTTTATAGTAGACAAAATCAGCAAATATTGAACTGAATCGATTTCATATATGTCAATATTTGCTGATTTGTCTTTTCAAATGTACTTTTTATTCGGCGTATTCGGGTACCCCATATGCCGATAAATTCAAACTAGCGACATAATCAAATGTATGATCCGCTCTGTTTGCATATCCGGTGGCATAGTCTTCGCAACCTGCAGCCGATGCATACTGTTCATGAAATAAATCCCGTACTGTTGCCAACGACCTAAGATCATAGCCACGGTCTTGACGGCGTTGCAAAAACCTTGATACTACATAATGGCTGGTAGGACACCAAATGCCAGCATAAATCGTGCAACGACTATCATCAAGGTTTTCAACTCCCTGTAAGATATCCACATAAGCTGCAGTATCTTCAGCGAGTAAAGCAATTTGTGCATCCTGGCCTTCCTGCGAATCAAGCAACTGCGCTAATGAGTCAAGTTCTCCAGCTGCCTCGATATCGCTATAAGCTCGGCCTGCATAATGGTCGCCTCCTGGTATCGAAGATAGTAATGATTCTGCTCTGCCGCCTTCCCATTGTGAACATCCGATACTTGGATAATCCCCGGCAGTACTGCATGACACCGCATTAAATCCACCTTCAACTCCAGTATTTACAAGCCCTTTTGCTATTTCTCTAGCTAATTCTTCTTTTGTCATTTTTCATTGCCCCTTTTCATTTTTTAAATTGATAACGCTTCAGGATAGGCGTATTTGTCGCCGTCCTTATAATCGATGTGTAGCACTTGCCCATCAAAACTCACAAATCCCTCGAGCGAATTTTTTAAGCTTTCATTTGGGCAACTGCTTTCTTGAAAGATTGCCCAAATTTTATTGCGCTCTGTTTCTGTGAGCGGCTTACCGCCTTTAATTACTGTGATTATCATTTGTATCACCTCCTCTCCGTTCTGCTTTCCCACCCATATACCCGACAAGACCGGATGCAATCGACATTGCCAGCTCATTCATTCCAAAAAAAATCGCCGTCATCAAAGCTGCAACCAGCCCGATTCCGACGATTTTTTCTGTATTCATTTTTTCACCCACCATACATCACCTCCTTCATGGCTCTTGCTGTGGAAGTTGTAAAAATTTATGATAAATTTCGGTTATTGGTCCATTTCCCCCTAAATCATGATAAGCCTTGTACATATTGTCCATGTTCTCCATAGCATAAAAAGGTACCCATCCTTTCTCACAATAATGGTTGTAATTTTGCAAGATGCGATCCCTTAGAATTGCCCTTACCCCATCTCGTATTGCCACCTGCTTTTTAAATTCCAGCATTAACCTTGCTGATGCAAGCGAAAACATTCCTGTCACTACCCAGAAGATTACACTCTCAAAAAATGTCATTCACATCGTCTCTTTTCAATTAAATTTAAATGGCACAATTCTATGATTCATATTTTTCTTGCGTTATAAGCTCATATTCATCCGATGTTATCCATGCCTTCAATACGGCATTTTTCAACATACTTTTACTCCAGTAGCCCTTTTTATAGTAATCTTTCAATAATTCATACTTTATGCTAGGCATCAAAATTCACTCCCGTCATCATGGATAAATAATTTAATTTGCTTTGCAGACTCTCAACAGTAGGCGCTGCCATTGATTTTTGTGCCTCTTGTTTTGCTAAAATTTCATTATATTTTGATTCATCAAATATCCAGGAATTATTTTCCCATTTGTAAGCTAACGATTTTGTATAATCTGTTTCATTTGGAAGTAAATCTGTTTCAATTACAGTTTGCCCTGCTGGTGGTATGATCCCTCCAATCGTACAAGAATTCCCTGTAAAATAATGTTTTTCATCTATTACTATTTTCATTATCTTATCCCCCATATATTTTCTACTCTTGCATTGTTCGTGTTAGGAGATACCCATTTTGCAGCAAATAAAGCCGTATTGGGTGAAGCAGGATCAAAACCAATCGCAACCGTATAATAGTCACTTGTGTCTGCATACCATGTTGCCTCAACAGTCATTGGGGAATTACGTGAACACTCTATACCTGCTGTGGGGAAATTCCAGGCACCAGATGGGGAATAGTATCCTTTAAAATCGCACATAATCATAGAAAAATTTGTCCAAGCTTCTGTTAAAGGCAAGCTAGTGCCATTTGTATTCGCTGTTCCTGACCACAAATTTATTTTTTCAATACCTGCTTTTGCTCTTACTTGACTGCCGTCTGAATGGGTTATCCTTAAAATGCCATCATCATTCATTTCGAAGACGTTGCCACTCAGTAAACTTACATAGGGAAGTGTTATCGTAGACGTTCCGTCTATATTAGTTAAGGTTAAACTATATTTTCCGCTAGAATCCTGAGCAGAAGACAACGTAACTTTTCCGTCTCCCGACACCAATCCATATACAGATAGCAATGTTATATTGTTACTATAAGAGCCACCATTAAAGAAGACTACATATAATGTATTTGCTCCGCCATAATAATAATAAGCATCTGCATAATAATTAGTTGTATTGAAAACAGATAAACTAATATACCTTCCTGTAGTAAAATCACTGCCTGAAACTTTAACGAATCGTTGGACGGTATAATTTCCTAGTTCAAAACACAACATAATATAATCATAATTTAGCAGAGAATCACTCATGGTATAAGCTCTTGAACCACCGCCGTTTGGATTTTGATATTGTTGGACTGACCCAGAATACAGCAATTTGCTTTTAACAGCTGTTACATTATTTGCCTGTCCTTTATATCCACAAGCATTTACAATTTGAGGAATCGTCCACCCATTCGATAAAATCTCGTCAATCGAAAGCTTTTTACTCCCTTTAAAGTGCATCTTGATTGCATACCAGTTTTCCCCACTCTTCCCATCGACGAGAAAACTAGTGCTAGAATCGACGCATATTGAAATGCTGTACATTTCACCGACTGCAAAGGTTTGTCCCGAAGCCAATATAAACGTGGCCGTAACTCCATTTATTGTTATTACGCCACTATTTCCACTAGAAAAAGCAGCTTGTGCTGTATAGGTTCCATCTACCGTACTACCAGTGCTGACGACCATGCCGGCAACATCACCGGCAACTTTTGGAGCCGTTGTCACTTTTAGGTATAAATCCATATCGATTGTTTTCGTATAAGTCCCACCACTAATGGTGGTACCGGTTGAACCTAAACTTGTTTGCAGGCGCATAGAACCTATTGTTTTTGTGAACGTTATATCAGAAACTTTTATATTCTGTGATTTATAGTATCCTTCTTGAACTCCAGCTGTAATATTTACAAAATCCTGCGATGTTATATCCGCAGGAAGATCATAGGCCCCGGTGGCGGCGATTGGCGCGGTAAGTAAATCCGTCTTGCTGTAGCCTTCATAAAAATTTTGTCCGATTCCACTGAATGTGCTGGAACTTCCATCGGACAACCCAACTATAAATTTTGAGGAAGGGCTATCATACGCCATGGAAGAGATACCAACTGCGGTACCGCCTACAACCCAGTAACTTTTTTCGGCTGCATCAAAGCTCGCACCCGAAGTATGCGCCGTCGTGCATTTATAAAGAGTCGCAGCTACAAAAACAACATCACTCACACCATAATACGTGGTTGTCGCCCAATCTCGTATATTTGAATGTACAACGGTCCAGTTATTGATATCCGCTAAAAAAAAGGAAGATGTATGAGCCGTCGTACAGCGATACAAAATCTTACTATAAATAACCAACTGACTTACAGCATAGTATGTATTTGCCGTCCATAATTCCGCACCACCCAGTAACGATTTCTTGTTATACAACATCAATCCGTTTGCATCTTCACTTATTTTATCAAGCTGGCTTTTATTTGCGTGCGTAGCCTCATTGTGAAGAGTATCTAGCTCCAATTGTAAATCTGTAATTGCTTCAATCGTATGTTGATCCGGCAAATTACGCCCCTTCAGATCTTGATGTTTTATAGCAGTTTCCCCGCCAAACAGTTTTAAAATCCATGTACAGGTTCCATCCGGAACAATATCACCTTCACCATAACCCGTTGGTTCCATTGTTCCGGAAGTGCCTGGTGTTGTGCACATGAAAAATCCCCAACTAGGACAAGTTGAGGTTCGAACGACATCTTGTTTTTTATAGTCTTGATTTGGCTGCCACATATCAAAATGAGCTTTTGTATCTGCATGTGTTTTTGGTAAAACGACCGCATCGATTTTTTGAAAGGTTGCATTAATTTTTTCTTTCAGTACAATATCTGATCCTAAAATTAACGGCAAACCTAATTCTTTTGTTAGACTCGTTTTAGCCATCGTGTATCCTCCTTATTTAAAGTCAACAAATTCTGTACCATTCCACTGTATATATTTTTCTACAGTTTCCCCGACTTCTTTAAATTTTGTTTTCAAAACAACTCCTGTGTCTAACGTAACTACATCATATTCCGTTTTGTTCTTGATCAACAAAGCTTGGCCGTCTGGAATCAAGTATTTGCCATCATAGCATAAAACTGTATTAGCTCCAGCCTGTTTTGCGGGCATTCCAATCAAAATCACAGGAAGACTTGAATAGGATATTTTCTGTACATCAGAGGACGCATTTGGTGGCACAACAATTTCTTTTGAATCAGCCCAGGCCGTAATAAATTGCATTGCCATTAACATATCGGCAGTCCCTTGCACCATGGTTGGTACAATCCAATGGAATGTTCTTTTTTGCGCTTGATATGACAATAGATCCTTGCGTTTTGCATAAATTTCAATGGTAGTTTCTCCTTGAATTTGTGCCAGAGTACCGCCATCCATTGCCCTCTGTGCCCAAGAATACGAGAATTCTAACTGCGTACCTGGTAGCATATATTCTTTTATAAGAGTACCATCCGCATGGATATTGACCTTATATTCCAGTCCATCAGGTATTGAAAAATCAGTGTTCGTCCAGTATTCTTTTTCATCATCTTGACTTACACAGCCAAAACTCAATTGTTTGTTGCGTGTCACCCATTTGATGATGATATTGCCAGCAATATCATCTGCATGCACTTGATCTGACAGTAACTGTCCACTGATACGAATTCGCCCCGGTGGAGAAGGCCGTTCCGCACGGCGCACTGTTGTAAGATTCTTAACTTTACTTACATCAAAGTCTTCTTTCTTATCAACCGTATTCGCTGTAATATTGTAGCTTTCAGACACAACGTTTCCCTCACTACAAACCGGCCCTCCCGTCGTAACATTGGCACAATGCCCGGATTCAATAAAATAGAGAATTTCTCCATTTCCATGGTTCACAGGAACTGTATCATATACGCCGCGAATTAGCCCTTCGAGTCGCCAATGTCCATTTGGCATCTGGGTAAGATTACTCCATGCCATGATTTCTGTACCGATCAAAACAAGTTTCCCACCACGTCTTGCGGAGATAATATCCGTAGCAGAGTCCGCGCTTGTATTGAAACGCAAATCTTCAATTCCTCCCAAATCAACGATTTCAATACCAATTAAATCTTCGGCATTACTAAATTCATCATAGTCATACACCAATCGCCCTGCAGCAGTCCATTTGCTCATGGTATTTGTTGTTTCAAAGGCTGCTCCCATGCGCTTTCGCCAGACAGTCCAAGACTGCATTTTCAGATCTGGTTTTACGGCAAGCGCAAAGACATAAGTATCTTTAATTTGCCGAATTTCATAGGGCAATTCTAAATATTGAAAGAGCTGCACCCCCGTTGGATAAAGTGGTTCTGGTTTCCAATCAGACGAATCGGAATAGTTAAAATCTGTTTTGGCCAAACTAAAAATATCTTCCATTGCTTCTATTTTTACGATTCCTTCTGTAAACTTTCCCAAATTCGTATTTGTAATGCGAAGCAACATATTTTTGATCCCATATGCCGGAAAATCCAATCGGCATACGTCTCCGATTCGAAGTTTATAAAGCATTCGATTGCCTTCAATGGATACAGTCGCTAAAGGATATCCCTGCTGCATAAGCTCTCGCTTTGCAGCCCATAAGGCATTTTCGGCTTTTGTGAAATATGGATAGGAATACGTTTTTGTTGTCAAAATACCATTATTTATTTCAACGTTAGCCGGATCTGTATCAGATAAGGAACCTGTTTCATATAAAGAAGCTCGATCGGTGTACGTAGCTGCTATTTCTGATATCGTTTCGCGCCAATCCAATCGGGAAAAAGAAATGTTTGAAATATTACTTTCATTTAGCAAAAAGATACCATTCGGATCTGTAAAATCGGTATCATTTCGAATGAGCTTATACTTTAGTTTTCCTGTTTTTGGTTCGATGTATTTCACAGCATTAATATGCTCACAAATAGAGGATAACAAACTGCCGGCCGTAAGCTTACTATTTAAATTTGTGGTAATCCCTATCTTTTCTGTTTTTAAAGTTTCACCAATCTTTTTTAATGAATCCAAATCTAACAGTTCCTCCGATTCTGCCAAGCCCCAATTTTTATTGACATGTGTTTCATAAAAGACTTCTGCGGGATTTGCATCTTCGTCAATCCCGCCTAACCCCAAAGCATCCGGTATATTTTCAATCTCATACCACATCGTCGGTACCGTTGCCTGTTTACCAACATAAGCCGTCGGTACTACAACGGAGATAAAAGGGCGATAAGCCGGGGTAAGCCCACGCAGTTCTTCCTGTACCGTATCGACTTTCATTTGGTCGGACATCCAGGGATCGGGTTTTTGATTTGCCCCACCCAAATACACATGGATTTCACCAACAAAGCCGCCTTCCTCATCTGGGCCACCAAATAATTGGTCATTATCGATTTTTATAATAAACGGTGATCCATTTTGCTCACGAGCACTGATACTACCTTCCCAAGCAAGTTTTTCATTCATATATATTTTTTTGAGCTTTGTATTCGGACTTGACCAACAAACAACCTGTTGATACCCAAGATAATATTTAAATCCTTTTTGAATCGTTGTTTTAAGATTTCGTCCATTGATGAGCCAGGATAGCAGCCACATGAAAAGTGAATTAATCAAAGGACCTACCGCCATATCTTTACCAAATATTTTCACGGTTACAGGCGCTGGACCATGTGACGTATGTGCTGTACCTGTTCCACCACCCGTTGTTGTTGCCGGCGATGCAATATACTGTGCAATTAAAGTAAACACCATTGGCCATGCATTAAAATTTGCATGAGCTGCATATGTTTCGGTATAAATTTCAGATCTAAAATCACCATAATAACTTGTTATCGGAGATTTTACTAAGCCTGTTCCTATAACAGCCGGGATCACATCACCTAATTTTGTTGCAGTTACATTGAGTGTACTTGGTAAACTGGAATCACTATTTGAATTTGAACTTTTATTGACCAGCTGTGACAAGAACGTTGTAATGCCCCAGCCTACATATGGATCTAATGACATCTCATCACCTCTATAGTTTTATTGTTCCCACAAATCCTTTTGAATCCCGATTTACCACCTGTGAATCAACCCAGTAGATTCCTTTGCCAACTGGATTTTTTTCGCTGTCCGTTGGTTTGATATACGGAAACCCCGTAAAATTATCGGTGTTTTTAAATCGCTTTGCACAAATTGAAAATAGATGTGAGCATCCCGGTGTAACGATCGCATCATTATATGGATTTCTTAAAAATGGATACCGAATGGTGATCACTTCCCCTTTGTGAGACTCGATCATTCTGACTTGATTGTCATAATAAAAGCGACCTCCCACAAAATACCCATCTTCAAAGTTTGCAAATTGCGCGGAATAGATTGTAAGTTCACTGACTTTATCAACGAAAATTTTGATCTGCCAGTCTTCTTTTCGTAATTGGCAGTTTTGATCAAAGATCGAATTGCTGCAAGAATACCTATAGGTGCCATTGGGCAGCTCCTTTTCAAGCCAATTTTCTAGTTTTGCTGTCAGTGTGCATTTTGATTCTTCAAAATTTGCCTGGCTAATTTCCCCATAAAAAACAACATCATATTGATCGACATTGGCAGCATGGAGGCGATAAATTTTAACAACAACCGTTTTTTCCGGTGGAGCGCCTTGGAACAGCTTTGCAACCGGATGATCTTTCCAAACCGTAATTTCCATATTCGTCGTGGATGAACCACTCGTATTCGGAGTAATTTCTGCACGTTCGATATAATCTGCAAAATAGGTTTCCGTACGAACACCTTCAGCAGTCGGAATAGTAAGGCTAACATCTTCGAAATTTGAAGTATACAAATAGCTGATATCGTTTTGCGTAAAAGCATACAGTTCAATCGGCTCACCGTCTTCAATGGATTGCTCATAGAGGGTAATATTGCTGTCATCTTTCATTTACTCGGTCACCTCCGCAAATTCCAAATTCATATTTGCGATTCCCGTTGTTTGGTAATTCGTTGTAAGCGTATCGCTGTTATGCCGGTATAAACACAAAAAGGATATCATTCGTATTTGTTTTCTTTCTAAAACTCTTTGAATCGGCATTTCCAAATATATTTTTGCATAGGTTTGACTATCATCAAGACTAAATCCAGCTATTTTTAAAATATGAATGGTTCCATCTCGAAAAAACACAACCAGAGTCTTTCGCCTTTTATTGCTGGCATAATATTTCCAATATAAACTAAAACGAGCAAGTAAAATACTCCCCGACACCACATCATCCACAAGTTCTACATCATTCACCCATGTGGGAGCATAAAACGATTTAAGTCGACCTTTACACCGATAAAAGAAGCGTTGTAAAAACTGTATTTCTTCCCGGGCAATTGCCGTGTATTCTATCGATCGAATCTCCGTTGTTTCTTTTGATTTTAGATCGTAGCGGATCGAACCGGATTGATTGTCAAGTCGATTGGCATTTCTGTGATAGCTACTTCCGATATCGTCGTTCCACGTCGGTGGCATCATGAAGAGTTCCCGTCCTGCATATTCGCCTGGTGCATTTTTAGATTCGGCAAACGATATTCTTGGGTATTGATATGCGTCAATCGTATCTGCCAATTTGATCTGAAGCCCGCGATTTATAAATTCAACATTAATGGTCATTGTCGTTATATTGGATGTTTCATTTATATATTTATCCTCTTGCTGTAAAATCCCCCAAAAGACTGGCACAACAACCGTCTTACGCGGTAAAAAATCATGGGTGACTTGTTTTTCTAAATGCAATACACCATCTGCTGTGGTATTTACGATAGAAAAATATTCCCCACCATCTTGATCATTCGACCAAAGCATGGTGCCTGTACAATCCCTATAATTCCACATATCATCTTTTGTCACTTCCACAATACTTTGTTTGGCATAGATTTGTTTATGCAAATAGGAGGCTGCATGCCAGAGCGGAAATTGCAGCGTTTGTGTTTGTGTGCTACAGGTTAATGCCCGTAAATACTGACTTTGCTTACTCTCTAACCCGATATATTCATACCCGATATACCGACGCGGCTTTCCCCGAAGAGCAGAGCGTTGCTCGGTATTATCCCAAGCGGTTAGAATTTGGGTTAGATATTCAATTCGTTCTGTTATTGTTTCTTCACTCAATAATGCTCACCACCTTGGCGACAAATCAAAAATTCGTTCAACCGATTCTGTAATACTACCACTGCCAAGCCATTTCCATAGAGACCATAACATCCATGGTTCATAAACAGGTTTGCTCATATTCATAATGGACGCAAAAAATGCAACCATCATAAATTCTCCTAAAACGAGATCGATGGCTGCATTTCTTTGTTTCGTTGCCAGTGAAAAAATACGATCCGGTCCTTTTATTGCCATTGCTGTATAATCACCCGTTACATTTCGCATTGGTATTTTCGAACGCAAATCATGGAGGATTTCAATCGGTTCTTGCAATAATTGTGTCACTGTATTTTTTAAATTTGCAAATTCGGATTCATTCCGCACAATTCGATCACAGCGGTTATGCAATATTTCGTTAAAATATTGATCCACATAGGCTACTTTATACCCGTGCGAAATGAACATGTCATCTTTGGAATTCGTTGGATCATAATCACTGCCCCGCCTTTTAATCCAAGCAATCAAAAAAGCATCATCGATAAACTTTGCTGAAAAATAGATTTTAAACTGATGTGAACTTAAAATATCCCATACAATCCCCATATCCGATAACGTATAAATCTTTTCTGCTGTTACATTGCCCTTATCATCCGTCACGGTAAAGATGCCTCCAACTGCATCATAATAATACGTCCAGCCTGCATTAAGCTGCGGATATTTTACAATGGTACTGTTGCCATGAGCGATCCCAATTGATTCAAGTTCAGTCCATGTCATTTCATCCCCATAATACTCTGCATGATAGTTAACACCAATTTGTCCTAATGCTTTCATCCGGATTTGATTAATACCGCGAGGGCAACGATTTAAACTTGAGGATACTTTGGGTAGATATCCGCCCGATAACATATCGAGCATAGCGCTGCCTCTTTCCGTAGACATTGCCTCACTCCTTTACTGCATGATGGACAATCCATCATATCCAAACATACCAGCTCGTTTCACATGTGGAAAAACTTGATGCAGATTGCCCGATTTTTGATAGGCTATTTCATAGCAACTCGTCGGTGCCACATTTCGCATTGAGATGAAATAAAGTGTCGAAACGTATCCAACCTGTGAAAAGTTCATCAGCGAATCTGGATCTCGTTGGATATAAAGAGCGATCGGCAAATTAACGCTGATGCAGTTTGCAGTGTTAACATTTCGTCCATAATCCCCTGTCGATTGTGACTGCAAATAAGCATAATGCGGTACCTTTGGAAACCACCCCGCACTAAATACATCTAAATTGGTCAAGGGCGTTGCTAATATCTTTCCAGTGCTGCAAACACCAGTTGCAGGCCCGGCAGCAGCCCAAAGAACCGGCTTTAATCGAAGTGGTGCTGCATCCACATCAATTCTCAAAAATGTACTTGGATTACCAGACATCCCAAATAAATGGTTTGATCTGGCAAAAAGTTCATCCACCGACCAACCAGTCGGAAACATTGTGTATGAATTTTTACTGCCACTGACGAGCATTCCCCCTGTCCAAGCTCCCACTTTCTGTGTTTCTCCAAAAGCGAGATGTTGAAACAGCCCTTTTTGAAGTTCCAACGAAATCAAAACCATGTATGTAGAATTTTTTGCATCGACTGCATAATTGCACCATAAGCGATAATTTCCATTTTGTTGGACTGGAATCCCAGCCCCAATTACTTGCTGTGCATTATTAACGGTTGCATTTGG